TATCTACACAATTAGCAATAGTAGCAAGGACAATAGGTGTAATCTCTATGAAATCCATAGTGAGTTTAGCCTCTTCCTCTGTCGTTTCATACTGTCCAACCCATACTTTACTATCGGGTGGACTATTTCGATACCATTTAACAGCCTCTAGGACATCTTCTCCGCCCCATATAGCTATCCCTTGAGAGTCTGATACCTCATAGAATATAACATCTCTCTTCTGCTCATTAAATATCTCTAGTATATTACCCATCTTCTCGCTCCATTTTCTCTAATAGGTATGGGATAGAGAAGTCGCTCATATCCGGCTCACCGCAGGCATATTGTGCTACATCTTCCCAAACCTCTCTCGTTATCTTTCTCTCTAGGTTGGTCTCTATATCCTCTTTTGTGTACCATTGGATAGCTAAGTCCTCTTCCAAAGGTAAATCATTTAGTAACTCTAGTGCTTGTTTAACCTTCATACTCTCTCCCTCTTTCCTATTACTATCTTATGTATTAAACAAGCTCTACAAATAGCGTGGGTAAGATCGCTATACCAGCTACCAAATACCTCATTGCAGTAATCACAGGTAATAGTATCACCCTGCCCTTCTATGAACTCATAACCCTTGATCTCACTCATATAGAGTTCTCTTTCTCTCTCTCTATCGCTTGATCCATCATACAATCATCACAAGCGTAGCTCCCCTGGTACTCGTTATACCACTCAGGTTTGGTTATCTCCCACCCGCAGAACTTGCAGATAGATTTCATTTCATTTTCTCTCTCTCTTTTGTTAGTTGTATCAGCCGTTCGGCTGAGGTCTTCAGCTCTTGCAAGTAGTTAAGGCAATCGCACTCGCTTATTGGTACTAGGTGATCGCCACATATTGCCGGTGTATAGGCCATTACTCTTCCTCTTTCTCGTGTTCTAAACTATGGGCTAGAGCTTGACTTAGAGTTGCAAAGTATTCAAAACAAATATCGCACACTCTTGTAGTCATACCTTTACCTCTTCTACTCTTACATCATCATAACCCCTACCTATCCAATACCCTGCTAGATAATTGGCTTGTTCATAATTTAATAAGTTAGAGTTAATCTCTCCACCACCTACCCAAACGGTATATCTCATTATTCACCCTCTATCTTGAAAGCTTCTAATACTTTCCAGGGGTGATTAGAGGCAAATACAAGTGCGCCGTGCTGTCCTTTTATCAATTGCTTTAGTTCCCAATCGCTCTCTACCTCTAGCGTTATTTGATATTTCATTTTCTCTCCTATCTGTAGTCAAGAAAGCGTTCGCTCTCTCACTCTCTCATTAGCTTTTAATGAAAGACTACCATTGCCTATCATATACAATAGGCAAGGATAGTCAAGCATTAACTCGCTTTCTTGCATAAATCACAATCAGGCTGAGCCTCTCCCCTTTCCATCTCAAAATCTATAAGTGCGCCCTCTAACTCTTCCCCACAAATTAGGCAAGCGATCAGGCCATCAGGCAAGACCTTTCTCATCTCGCCCTCTCTCTCTTCATCTCTTCCTTAAATAGTTTGGCGGCCTGCTCTTTTGTGTAGTCATAATAAGTGCGGGTCAATAAGTACTCGCCCGCGCCCTCTCCCACGAACGCGGACAAGACCAAAGCGCCTTCGTTGTTTCTGTTGTAGGTGATAATCATCTCGCGCCCTCTCTCTCTTTCTCTCTTGCTTGTAGTTTTCTTACCCTTTCCATACCTGCCATATGAAAGCTCGCCACCTGGTCAGCTAACCAGGCTATCCCACCGGCGAGAAAGAAAAACCCAAAGACCCAAAAGCTGATAAGGAAGAAATCAATCAGCATTATTCGCCCCTCTCCGCCTCATCTATCTCACCCAAGAAATCTAAAACGGCTTGGGGATTGTTGGCGTATTCTTTTAGAGCGTCTCCCAAATAGTCTAATTCCATAAAACCTAAGACTCTAGAGAAATCCTTATGATTGAAGAGTAAAGTGCCGTAAACATCATCGCTGTACCCAATCAAATCTAAAAAGATGTGGTAAGGCGTTCCCGTTTTTAGATCGTAATTCATAGACCAAGAGATAAGCCCTGCGGTGTGCTCTTGGCTTGGCTTTGGGTTTTCTAGTAAATCCCAAATAGTCTTTTTTGTGTCGTTCATTTTCCTATCCTTTCGGTTTGCTGACCTCGTCAGGGGGTGAGGTACACCCCGACACCCCTTGCGGGGTGTTTCGGTCTAATTGTAAAGCGGAGAAGAGTTTCTAATTAGATCAAAAATGTTCATTACTAGTAAAGCTTTGCCTGCGGCACTTTGATCATCTTCGAAGTGATAAGACCAAACGCCCTCACAATCAGGGTTTGCGGTGTATAGCACTATGCACTCATCATTAATGCCCAATCTTTGGCCGTTTGGTAGGTCATAAAAGAAGAATACAAAACACCCCGCGCCTATCATTTCCAATTCGGGAAAGTATTTGAAATCATCAAAGGTCTTTTCCATTTCTTGCGCCCAATTTGATGTGGCGGTGTAGGTATTCATTATTTGCCCTCGTTTATCTCGTAGTTAATTAGGTGGGTTTCATAATCCTCAGCGTTTTGGTCATAATCTATTGGCTCATCTAATTGTAATAAAATTGCATTTTCTAGGTTTGCCAATTGATCAGCGTTCAAAACTTTATCGGTGGAGAAATTAATCTCTATTTTGTAATTGGTTAGGGTTTTCATTACTTAACCGCCTTTTTGTGATTTTGTTTTGTACATCTGCCGCAGATTTGGTGTTTAGTAAAAGCGACAAGCAGATCACTATTATCACCGCATTGCTTACATTTCATTTTTTATTCCTATCTTTGGAGAGTCTCCCCAATAGGTAAAGGGTAGCAGAAAAGATAGAGTTGTCTATCATAGTTTTATGGTGAGTTTTCAGCTGGTACATAAGCGACAATACCGACAATATAGACAACCAGGACAAAAGGTACGAGCTACAAATGCGGCAAGGATTAGACAAGAGAGGCGATCAGGTAAGGGCAAAGGGTAAGAGGTGGGGGCAATTGGTTGCCCCTTTTAAGATCTTAGAAAGATGGGGGAGAGTCCCGTATTGTGCCGATGGATTAGCCAGCCCTTCAATACTTTATTAACTAAGGGGTAAACCTAACCAATAAGCCACCAATCGTGGCACAATCTCCTACAATAGTGGCGTATTAGGCTCACAATATAGGCGCACAGTAGGACAAACGCGACAAAACCGACCCCCCTATCGTTAAAATGCGCGACCGTATATGTATGTACCCTTTCTAAAAATTTTTGCTAAAGTTAACTGTAAACCGCCGTGATTGATCTACTGCAGAGCTACCACCAGTGCTGTCCGTTATGTCCGTTTTGATATACTTTGTTAGTGAGGTTGATCACATTTATAAAGATTTTTTACCAAAAAACGGGAAATGAGTTATATTTCCCGCCTTATATATAGTAGGGGAGTAAAACGGACCTTATTAGTTTTACGACCCATACCGCCTCGGCTGTTGCCTCGGCGAGACCCCTAAGGGCGAGCCGAGGTTTTACCCCTCACTGCGCTTTAGGCTTGCTCGGGAGCAAAGCGACAGCGAAGCGAACCGAGCACACACACACTATCGCGGCAGGTGTAATAGGTTACTCCTAGTAACCCCTATCATCCTCCCAGTATAAAATTATAAATTTCAATTCCGGCGTTTTTTTCACAAGGAGATTAATGGCTGAGAACTCAGCAGATATCGCAAAGCGAATTATTCTCGGTTGTGTAGCAGAGGGTATGACAATAGAACAAGCCTGCGCTTCAGCCGGCAAATCTATGAAGACCTACGAGTACTACCGTAGAAGCGATAAGGTATTCGCCGATAAGGTCGATCGAACTAGGCTAGGTTTACGAGATAAGAACTTTGCACTCGGTGATATAAATGAGATTAGCTTTGCTACCTTCAGAGATCGCTTCTTAAAGAACAAGACATTCCCCCATCAACAAAATCTAGTAGATATGATTGAGGTTGGTAAACCTTCTTGGTTACACCCCTCTATGAAGTATGAACCAGGCCTAGCTAATAACCGCATACTTCTAAATATTCCACCCAACCACGCCAAGTCAATGACTATTACAATTGACTACGTAACCTGGCAGGTCTGTAAGAATCCTAACTTTAGAGTCTTAATAGTTTCCCAGACTCAACGCTTAGCCGCAGATTTCTTATACGCTATAAAGCAGAGATTAACTCACCCCTCATATGAGGAGCTACAATCAGCATACGCAGCAGGTGTAGGGTTTAGATCTAAGAGTGCCTCTTGGCAGGCAACTAGGGTTACCTTTGGAGATGAGTTGCGTGAATCATCTGAGAAGGATCCCAATATAGAAGCAGTAGGTATTGGCGGTCAGATCTACGGTAAAAGAGCCGATATGATTATAGTAGATGATGCTGTAACTCTATCTAATGCTAATGACTTTGAACGACAGATTAAGTGGTTAACCCAAGATGTTAGATCTCGTCTTAACCCTAGTGGTAAATTAATTATTATCGGTACCCGCGTTGCCTCCGTTGATCTATACAAAGAACTACGCAATGAAGATAGATACCCAGGCGGTCTAGTACCTTGGTCCTACCTTGCAATGCCAGCCCTATTAGAATCTAGTGAGAAGCCTGAAGAGTGGGTTACATTATGGCCTGCCTCAGATCAACCCTTTGATGGTCAGAAGGAAGAGGAGAAGGATCCAGTAACTGGATTTTATCCTAGATGGAATGGGCGTAACCTTTACAACGAACGCCAGTCTATGGATGCTTCTACTTGGGCTTTGATTTACCAGCAACAAGATATCTCAGATGATGCCGCCTTTGACCCAGTCTGTGTTCGTGGCTCTATAGATGGTATGCGTAAGTCAGGTAGGTTAACCGCAGGTCATCCTGGACATCCAAGAGATTTAAATGGCTTTACCTATATCTGTGGGTTAGACCCTGCGATGGTAGGAGATACCGCAGCTATCTGTTATGCAATAGATAGAGCTACTAGTAAACGCTATATTGTAGATGCTATTAAGATTACCAGACCTAGCCCTGCTGCTATTAGAAATTTAATATTTGATTGGACATCCCTGTACTCACCTAGTGAGTGGATAGTCGAGAAGAACGCCTTTCAATCTTTCTTAACACAAGATGAAGGTATCAAGATGCACTTAGCATCTAAAGGTGTACAGTTTAAAGAGCACCATACCGGTAGTAATAAATGGGATGCAGGTTTCGGTGTAGCATCTATGGCTACCTTATTTGGTACTAAGCAATTTGATGGTAAGCACCATAGAGATAATCTAATACACCTACCTTCAGATCAAACTGAAAACATTAAGGCTCTAATCGAGCAGTTAATTACTTGGTCACCTACAACCAAGGGTAAGACAGATATGGTAATGGCTCTTTGGTTCTGTGAGATCAGAGCAAGAGAGATGCTCAACTATGGTAAGTACCAGACACACCATCTTAAAAATCCATTCCTATCAAAGTATGAACAAAACAAAAGAGTAGTCGTCAATCTAGATGAACTCTTTGCTGAGAAGGAACGCACATTTATTTAAGGAGCAATATTGTTATCTACTAAAGAGGTAGTCGCTAAGATAGATCGGTTGAAGAACCGCTATGCAGCTAGAGACCAGCGTATGCGCGATGTTCTTTCTGTGCGCCAAGGTGATATATCAAAAGTATATCCATCTATGTTCTCAG